CCTTTCCTCTACGAGTTCTTTGTGCGATTGCGTTAGCATCACGCTCGATTTGGAAAAGAAGACCCTTGAACTTCTCAACTGACCAACGACCGTTGGAGTCAATATCCAAGTCAAAGATGCCAGGTGTAGCAGTGTTTTGAACTGCACCTTGTTCAGCAACCTTATAGACGGTTCTGATAACTTCACGGTTGATTTCGGCAAGAATCTCAGTTGAGAGAATGTTTGCCAATTCCGCTTCAGCATTCAGACCGTGAATGGCCTTAATGTCTTGAGCAAGTTCTAATGAATACTCAGCCTTGAGTGCTCTAGACTTCGCAGTAACAGTGACTTTCTCGATTGAGAATGCCATCTGGTTGAATGCATCAGTACCAGTGCCATCAAGACCTTCAGCAGAATCAGTGCGTAAACCTTGACCTGTTGTATATGCAGTTTGGTCGCCAGTTCCACCAACAGGGTTAAGAACTGCAGGGTTAACACCACCTTGTGCGGTTGTACCCATACCAACGGCAATGCCACTAAATCCAGCAGCATCGTCACGACCAGCTGGTTGACCAGAGAATGCTGAATCAGCTTCGTTGTAGAATGCTTCAGTACCGGACTGATTAACATAACGTGAACGCATTGCAAAGATAAGTCCAGTAGGACCACTCATTGGTTGAACGCCTGCGATATCATAGGCGATCAAATTAGGCATTGAACGTCTGATCAATGAGATCAGTACGGGGTCGAAACCAGCGGTAGGACCAGCAGCTGTTGATCCTCCTGTGAATCCACCGTTACCGGCAGAGTTGGTTGGTGCTTCCGTCAGGAATGAACCTGAGGTTTCGAATGAGGATTGCTCCCTTAAAAATCTTTCTTGGTTTTCTAACAGGACTGCGGTTACAGCTCTACGATGTGAATCTTTGATTGAATCAAGACCCTCATAATTGAGAAGAGGTGCCCACTTTTCCTGCAGATGCTCTGATTGGAACATTTGCTTTTACCTTTGTTAAGTGTTTGTTTGTTTGGTTTGAATTATATTAAATTCAATTATTTGCTGAATGCTGAAAGAGTCTTCAGATAACTAGCCATTGAACCCGAATAAGATTCTGGTGCAGCATCTAATCCCTCAGACAAGGTTTCAGTTCTTGCGGAAGGAGAAACTCCTCTTGAAGGAAAATATGATTCCCTCAATGTCTCCAGTTTTTCACGATATTGTGACTCACTTTCAAACTCTACACTTTGGGAAAGTGAAGCGAGCTTGTCTTTCTGAGTGTCTGCAAGACCCTCGGAAATTTGATCAAAGATTCCATCAGCAACCGACTCTGAAAGACGCTTGTTGAGTGAAATATTCTTTTCGATTTGCTCGTTGAGTTTTGTCTCCATTTCATCAAGTTTTTCTACCATACTCTCGATGACATTATATTTTTCTTCAGGGATTGATACATAATGTGCTTCAAAAAGACCCTTCATTCCTTCGAGGAATGATTCGGTCATTTCAGTTTTAAGTCCGTGCTCGACTGCAAGTGCATTTTCAGAAATCCACTCGTCAGCAACATACTCAAGGTATGAATCTACACGATCTGCAAGTTCGGTCTTAATTTCTTCGACTTCCTCTGCAAGAGCATTGGAATACTGCTCTTCAAGAGATTCTTTAATTTCAGAAACTTTTGAACGAAGAGCAGCTTCGAAGATTGTTCTTGCTTTTTCTTGGAACTCTTCGGAGAGATCCTCACCAGCAAGGAGAGCATTAACATCTTCTTCGATGCTAAACTCCTCTTCAACTTCTTCTTCGTCAGTAGAATCTACTTCTTCTTCATCAACCTCTTCTTCGTCGACGAGGTCGTCTTCGTCTTCTTCAGTTTCTTCCTTTACACTTGCCATAGGATCTGCTGCTGCTGCCTTGGCATTCACAACATTCTTAACTTGTGCAAGAGTTACTGCAGGGTCCTTAAGTTTTGAAGAATCGTCATCGGGACGATAATTTTCTGGGGTTGGACCGCCGAGATCCTCATAAGGTACAGTTTGACCTGGAGTTGCAACCGGAGTTGCACTCGTGGATGGAGATTCGGCAGGTGCGGCCCCTTTGGTTACTACGTTTTCCATTTCTTGTAAATTTCTACCAACGGACAT